AGGGGTATCTTTAAGTTGAACTACAAAAGATCCACTATTTAATACATTTAATGAACCAGTAGAGTATATTGAATCATCCCATTCAAATTTAATTCTAGGAGGATATATTGTATGAGTATCTCTACTGAAGTATTTTAAAGAACCATATTCAATACTTCCTGATTCTTGAATATCTGTACGTTTTATTATAAAACCATAGTTATTTATAGATCCAGAATACCATAATAAAATTTGTTTTTTAACATCAATTGATGTATCTAAATCAGAAGCATATGAAAAACTTTGGGATGATTCATATTCACTTCCTGTTATGTAACTTCCACCTTCTTGACTCCAAGAACTAGTAGCAACTGTATAAAGCCAAGAAACTCCATCTGAGGAACTAGGATAATTTAAATATTTTCCTCTTCCGTTTTGCCAAGATTCAGATAAAGGATAAATAGCTAATGTTTGGTCAAATCCTAATTCTTGGTGTTCTGTGCTTAAAAATTCTAAAGATGCTGAAAATTCTCCTGATATTTTGGTATCAATAACATTTTGAATATCTGATGTAGGAAACTGGATTAATATTCTAGAATTATAATATGACCCCCCATAAGATTCTTTAGTTATTTCTAATATTTCATCCATACCGGTATTTATCCCAGTTTTTAATGGATGACCATATATTGTTGCGTCTTTTTCAGGAAAGATAAAATATGTTGCCATGGATTATATTCTTATAATTCTACCAGATATATCTGTGTTTAGGTTTTTAACTTCAAAAATTGAAGGATCAAGAGGAGGATATACAATGTTATTTAGAGTAGCAGAAGGAATATCATAAATAAAACGTGAATATCCATTTGCTTCTCCATATTTATTTTCTATTTGAATATTTTGGACATTTTGTACACCTTTTACAGAAACAAGATTATACATTATGTCGCTTATTATTATAGGTTGATTAACTTGCCATTTATCAATATCGAAATAACTTTGTAAAGTAGATACACAATTGGAAATTACTTCTTGAGAATTAAAATTAGGAAGAACTACTATATCAAATTTAACACCAATATTAATTACAAAAGCATCTCTTATATTAATAGAATCAGTTAATATTCTATATTGGGATAAATAATTTTTTAGATTCTCTTTAGTTGCTTTATTTAAAGTAGATAATTTTTTATTATTATCATATCCCAACACATACATGTTAAGAGCAAAAGGATTACTATTGATTGATGTCTTGTTTAATACCTCATCTTTAGTAACATATACTTTAGATAAGGCTCCATATTTGGAGGGCATATTTAGTGCTCTAATTATATAATCTTCTTTTGTTACTGCTCTTAATTGTGTACTAAAACTAGATAAGGCATTTATTCTGATTTCTTCTAAAGTATCTCCATCTTTTCCTCCACGTGCAGGAAACGGATTATTAAATGTTAAAGAATTTCTAACTAAAGATCTAATATTTGTATCTAAACTAGTATCAGATTCATTAATAATAATATTATTTCCTTGAGTTAAAATATTAGAAGGAACATTTGATTCTATTCCACCTCCAGTATAATAAGTAAAAGTAAGAGTAGTGTTAGAAGGAGCTAAACCATAAGATTTAGTGTTAACAAAATTTGAAGGATCAAATGCTAAATCTAATTTATTTCTTCCTTGGGGAAGATTTAATCCTACGTTATTTGTATTAGGAATAATTTCTTGATCATTTTCATCTAAAATCCCTGATCCAAATTCAATATTTAAAGTATTATCATTTACAAAGCGTGTTGTAAATCTTCTAGGAGTTTTGATTACTTTTAATAAATAAGGAGTAGAATCAGAATATTGAGATAAAGTAGGATCATTATATTCATTATTAGAAATAGTTTGGAATATTGTTTCTTGTCCTAACGTAGGAACTTCATACCATGTATTCCCATCACTATCAGTACATGATGTTACTTCAGTAATATTATCATCGGTTATTGTTACTGAGGTAAATTTTTCACTTGCTCCAAAAGTAAAATCTATAGTTTTACGTGTTCCTAAAGATAAAGTAGAAACAGATTTTTTAAGTAAAAAATAATTTGGATCACCTCCAGAATTAGAATATACTGTGACTGTTGTTGGGTCTAATGAACTAGATAATTTAAAATCTACATCTCGTGTAGTAACAAATGATATATTTTGTGTTCCTGCTGATGTTATTTCTGAATTTTCTTTAAGTATTAAAGCATATCTATAATCTGGTACCTTATTTCCTGCTGATCCACTAGCGGGTACAATATGAAAAACATCTAAATCAACAGAAGCTGCGGTTGACATTTTTGGTTTATAACCAAGAGATTGAGCTAATGCTATTATGTTTTCTTTTTCTTTTGAATAAAGTAGAAAATTTTCTTGTAATTGAGTATCAATATAATAACTTAAAACATCTCCAACATATGATGCCATTTCAATAAACATTGATCCTGGAGAAGCATCTGTGAAATCAGCATATGTGTTAGGAAAATAATTCTTAGCAAATTCTTGTAAATTTTGCTTTAAAGAACTAAAATCTCTTGAAAGATATTTTATGTCGCGAGAAGCCATTATTGAAAGTTAAAAGTTAAGGTGTCTGTTTCAGAATTTATTAAAGAATAATCTACTGTTACATATGAAATATTTTTATCGGGATCATTTTCAACTGTTACTCTATTTAGTGTAACATAAGGTATATAATTGGTTATTTGTCTTTGGATAATTTCTGTAAGTAAAGTTTCATCTATATCTGGTTCAAATAGATAACGTCTTAATCCGATTCCAAAACGTGGATTTAAAACACGTTCACCAGGATCTGTTAGTATTAAATTAATTAAATTGGATTTTACTTGTTCTTTAGTAGTAAAAGTTGAAGTAAAAACAGAAGGTGAATCAAAAGGAATCTTTACGCCTATAGCTTGTCTTTTATTAACATCAACAGGAATTATTCTAGGAAGTTCACGTGCCATTATGGTCTATAGGTATTATTTGCTTTTTCTTCTACTTTTTGCATAAATCCTCTAAAATTCATATTAGCAAACATATCTGTTCCTCCATCTAAATTTACAGGAACATTAGAAATTTGTTCTTGTAGAGTAGAAGGAGCAGATATTTCATTAAAAGGGGTTGTTTGTTCTAATAATGATTGAAGTGTTGGATTTATTTTTGTTTCTTCTTTAGTTGTATTTTGTTTTACAACAGGTTTTTGTTTTGTTTCTTTGGAAGATACTTGTTCTTTTAATAAAGAATAAAATAAAACTTTAATAGGTTTTAATTCTTCCTTAATAGTCTCTTTTACTACTTTTTTAACAATATCTTCTAGTAATTGTTTTGTCACTTTATTATTATTCATTTGTAATAAATATAAAAATTATAAGGTTTTTCTTCTATAAGTTATTACAGCATTGTCTCTATTTTTGCCGTATTCCTCATATTCTGCATCAGTGCGAATATTTTCATTTGTTAATTGTTGAACTGCTCTTCTTCTGAGTTCAGCTTCTGCTTCTTCTAAAGAAGAGATTTGTTTATCTAATGAATATGTTTCTTCTAATGCAGGTTCTAATTCAATATCTATACCATATTCTTTTAATAAGGATAAATATTCAATATCTTCTTGAGAAAGAAGCGATACATCATTCTCTATTTGCTGTCTGATTAAATATAATTGATTAATTATATCAGTAACTATAGGATCTTCTATAAACTTTTTTTTATAATCATTTGTTTTTTGTTCATCTTTATTTCTTTGTTTTTCTAAAATAAATTTTAAACGAGTAATCTGTTGTAAAGTTATATCACTATAATAATCTGGTGGTAATCCTCCCCCACCATCATTTGTTGATATGACTTCTTCAATATCTTCAATGTTACCATTAGTAGTAGGTTGATCTTCTATTTCAGAATCTGGATTATTATCTATTATATCAGCATATTCTGATAATATTTGATTTTTATCTTTGGGAATTATCCCAAGTAATGCTTTAAGTAGATCAACAGATAATGAATTAATAAAAGCTATTATTGCTTTTATTCGATTAATTAAGCTATTAATAAAA